AGGCGTACCAACCAACAGAACAAACATCTCACTCCCACCAGAAGTGGCAGCAGAAATTCTCGCAAAGACACAGGAAGAGTCCGCAGTAATGAGACTCGCAAGACAGATCCAGCTCCCAGGCAGAGGAGTTTCGATCCCAGTAATTACATCTGATCCTGAGGCTGCATGGGTAGGCGAAACAGCTGCAAAGACAGTTGCAAACCCTGGTCTCGAGACAAAGATCATGGAGCCTTATAAGCTCGCAGTAATCGTACCATTCTCCAATGAGTTCAGAAGAGACGCAGCAGCTCTCTATGATGAGCTCGTAAGAAGACTTCCGCTCGCACTCGCTCAGAAGTTCGACGCAACAGTAATCGGCGCAGTCCAGGCTCCTGGAAGCAACTTCGATAACTTTGCTTCAGCAACAGCTCAGGTTATCGGCACCGACACTTATGATGGACTCGTTGCAGCTGACACTGACATCGCTACACATGGCGGAATCCTGAACGGCTTCGCACTGTCTCCACAGGGCAAGGGCGCACTCCTCGCTGCAAAGGATGGAAACGAGAGACCGCTCTTCATCAACAGCGTTGCAGAGGGAGCAATTCCGATGGTTCTCGGCGCTCCTGTTGCTGTCAATAAGGGCATGTACAACGCAACCGGAAAGGTCCTCGGTGTAGCTGGAGACTGGAGCCAGGCAATGTACGGAACGGTTGAGGGCGTAGTTATTGACTACTCCAGCGATGCAACACTCGTAAGCGGTGCCACAACGATCAACCTGTTCCAGCAGAACATGTTCGCAGTAAGAGCTGAGATTGAGATCGGATTCCGCGCCGATGTATCTTGCTTCAACAGACTGACTCAGGAATAATCCGTGGTCAAGATGATCAACGCGACTATGGGCACAGTGATGTGGGTCGCGGAAGATAGAGTAGAGGAATATAAGTCGGCCGGCCACAAGCTGGCCGATGTTCCTGTTACAACCACGAAAACTGAGCCGAAAACAAGTCGCAAGAAAACAGCAAAGAAGAAATGAGGTGACTAGGATGGCATACGCAACAGTTAGCGATGTTCAGTCTCGCATGTCGAGAGAACTGTCAGCGAGCGAGCAGACTGTCTGCGCCACTATGCTCGATGATGCAGCCGTCATCATAGATGCCTACAACAGTGAGGCCGATGCCGAAGCAAAGAAAGTCGTTTCTTGCAGAATGGTTATCAGAGCGATCGGCGACGGAGCTGATCAGGGCGCACCGATCGGAGCGACGCAGGGCAGCATGTCTGCACTGGGTTATTCGCAAAGCTGGACAATCGGATCCGGCGCTGTAGGTGAGCTCTATATCGGAAAGCTCGAGAAGAAGCTCCTGGGCGCAGGTAACTCTATCGGAACATATAGTCCGACGGAGGCGCTCGTTCCGGAAAGGGAGGTTTTCTGATGAAAGGTATCACGGTCATCCTCTACGACAGAACACAAACAGGGGTCGATGCTCTGAACCATCCGGTTTATGAAGAGACACCGGTCCCTGTTGACAATGTATTATATGCACCCATCAGCTCAACGGAAGTGCTTGACACTTACAACCTCAGCGGACGCAAAGCCGTGTACCAGCTCGCTATACCAAAGGGCGACACGCACGACTGGTCTGCTGGCAAGAAGGTCAGTTTCCTGGGCGAAGACTGGCGGATAATCGATATCCCGACTGAGGGCATCGAATACATGATCCCTCTCAGCTGGAACAAGAAGGTACAGGTCGAAAGATATGAGCAAGGGTAGTTTTAAATTCGTATTGAACCGGGCGGGGGTCCGTGAATTGCTTCGAGGCCCAGGAGCGCAAGGCGTAGTGAAGACATACGCTGCAGCAATCCAGGGCAGAGCGGGCACAGGCTACGAAGTGGACACATACGTAGGAACAAACCGTGCGAATGCATCAGTTTATCCGGCAACTTATGAGGCCCGCAAGGATAACTACGAGAACAACACCCTTCTCAAAGCGAGAGGAGGCGGAAAATGATCGCACCATTACTGATCAGCTACCTCAGCGAAAAACTCGAGCTGTACGTCGGAATGGAACAGCCTGAGGTAAAGACGGGTTATGTAATCATAGACCAGACGGGTAGCAGAAAGACGAATCAAATCAAAACCACGACGTTCGCGATCCAGTCATACGGCGATTCGCTTCTTAAAGCGATGATGCTGAACCTGCAGGTCGAGACGGCAATGGAAGGGTTTGCTGAGCTCCCTGAAGTGGCAGGGGTAAGGCTCGAAACAGATTATAACTTCACGGACACGGAAACAAAGCAGTATCGCTGGCAAGCCGTGTACGAAATCACTCATTATTAGGAGGCACATAATGGCACAGACAGTAGGTAACGTAAGTGCTGGCAAGCCGGCGATTGGTGGTGCTATCTGGAGAGCAGCAAAGGGAACTACTGCACCGACAGACGCAACAACTGCACTCGATGCGGCTTTTAAGGCACTTGGATACTGCAGCGAGGACGGTCTCACCAATTCAAATAGCCCTGACACTGAAGACATCAAGGCATGGGGCGGTGACACAGTTCTGAACATCCAGTCAGAGAAAGAGGACACTTTCCAGTTCACTCTGATCGAGGTCCTGAACGTGGAAGTTCTCAAGGCAGTTTATGGCTCGAGCAATGTAACCGGAACACTTTCAACAGGCATCACTGTAACAGCCAATGCGAAAGAGGCTGAAGAAGGTGTATGGGCAATCGATATGATTATGAACAGCAACACGGTCAAGAGAGTAGTCATTCCACACGGAAAGATCTCCGAGATCGGCGATATCGAGTACACAGACGATGACGCAGTTGGCTATGAAGTAACAATCACAGCCCTGCCGGATACTGAAGGCAATACTCATTACGAGTACATCAAACAGACTGCATAGTTCAATCAGGGAGGTGACCCATGAAAGCAAAGCTAACTGACGGGTTTGAGGTCCAGATCAACGAGGCTTGTCTGAATGACTGGAAATTTCTGACCACACTTCGCAAGATCGACAAAGGCGACACGGGCCTGATAGTGGATATCGCAGAGCTTTTACTCGGCGGTGAAGAAGAGGTCGAAAACCTTGCGAAGCACCTCGAAGTGGATGGAGTTACACCAGCGGATAAGATGGTCGCTGCAATAGCTGAACTGATGGAGTCCGTCAATGAGTTAAAAAACTCAGAACCCTCGCCAGCATGATAGAGCTTGACGAGAACGCACTGATCTGCGATCTCGCTGAGACATATCAGATATATGATTATAGGTCGCTTCCGGTCCAACTGGTCGCGACCTTGTCTGCTGGTTTGAGGGGTGATGCACGAATAGTTCTCAAGGCTGCCGGAGCTCCCGCCAGTCAAGAGACAATCATTCTCGCTGCAATTGCTGACAATCTTGCACTTTTACGTGCTGGATTTAGTAAGGACAGCAATAAAAAACCGCAACTGTTCACGGATGCGATTTTTAGCGAGACAAAACAGAAGACAAAGGGCTTCAGAACAGCAGATGCTTTTAATGCTGAGCTGAGGCGTATTAGAGGAGAATAAAAATGGCAGGTACTACTTTAGGAACTGCATATGTACAGATAGTCCCATCAGCTCAGGGCATAAGCGGATCCATTTCGAACTTGCTTGGAGGCGAAGGCGAGTCCGCTGGAATGTCTTTGGGTGCAAAGATTGGATCGTTCGCTAAGAAGGCTCTTATCGCAGCAGGGATTGGCACGGCGCTTGTAAAGGTTACGAAGGCAGCACTCTCAGAGGGCGGTAAGCTGGAACAGTCCTATCTTGGAGGACTTGACACGCTTTACGGTGAGGCTGCCAACTCCGCAAGGGCCTATGCGCGTGAAGCTGCAGCTGCGGGCATCTCAATGAATACGTACTCTGAACAGGCCGTATCATTCGGAGCTGCTCTGAAGAACGCATATGGCGGGGACACGTACAAAGCGATGGAAGCAGCCAACACTGCGATCCTCGATATGGCAGACAACTCCGCAAAGATGGGCACAGACATCGAATCTGTACAGATGGCCTATCAAGGATTCGCAAAGCAGAATTACACCATGTTGGATAACTTGAAGTTAGGCTATGGTGGAACAAAAACAGAGATGGAGCGACTCCTGGCTGACGCTGAAAAACTGACAGGAGTCCACTACGATATCAATAATCTTGGCGATGTATATGATGCTATCCACGTCATCCAGGGCGATTTGGGATTGACCGGTGTCGCAGCTGCGGAAGCATCAACAACACTGAGCGGATCGTTCGGTGCTATGAAGGCATCAGCGGAAAACTTTCTGGGCAGTCTCGCATTAGGTGAGAATGTCAGCGGTTCACTCAATCAGCTGATGACATCAGCAAGCACGTTCTTCTTCGGAAACTTCATTCCAATGCTCGGCACGATAATCAAGTCGCTCCCGGGTGCAATCGCTACGTTCTTCAGTCAGGGCGTCCCGATGCTATTAAGCAACATCAGTACGCTGATCACCACACTGGCGACTAACATCACTTCTGTAGCAAACGGACTGACAGGTGGAAAGGTCCAGCAGTGGGCACAGACTACTTTGCCGAAGATAGTGTCGGCAGCAGGGCAGATGATAGCAAAGTTCGCCAGTTCGCTTCTGCAGAATCTCCCAAAGATTATAGTTGCGCTTGGCAAGATCGGGCTCTCTATCGTTAAGGGACTCGGATCCGCGCTGTGGGGCAAGGTCACATCGGCAGCACAGGGAATTGTCACAAGGTTTATGGCTCCGATCAACGCACTCAAAGCGAAGGTCAAGGCTGCCATTGATAAGGTAAAAAGCCTGTTCCCGTTCAGCATCGGCAAGGTAATGAGCAACATCAAGCTCCCGCACTTCAAAGTTTCAGGCAAGTTCGGGCTCAATCCTCCGTCAACGCCGAAGCTGTCGCTTTCGTGGTATGCAAAGGGTGGTATTATGGACGGCCCGACATTGTTCGGCATGGCTGGCGGTGAGGCTGGCCCGGAGGCGATACTTCCGCTCGACCCGTTCTGGAAACGAATGGATGAAATTGCGAGCTCAATCAATCAGCCTGTCGGCAATAACGCCCCTATAACCGTTGTCGTGCAACTTGACGGCAGAGAGATAGCGAGAACGACAGCGCCTTACATGAACACGGAAATCAACAAAATTCAGAACCGGGAAAATCGTAAACTCGGCTATGTATAGGAGAAACTATGGACAGACAAGATTTGCCGATTGAAGCGGCGAAGATAAACGGCCAATATATCGAAGATATACTCCCGGGCTATACGACTGTAATCACATCCGGCAGAGAGGGACTTCCGGCAGAGTTAAACACTTACTCTGTCGGCTCTGCTGACGGAGAGAGAGTCAAGTCGTCCACATTTCCGGCAAGAGTAATCGAGATAGAGTTCGTGCTTCAGGGCGATAGTATGGACGACCTGCGCCAAAAGTTGACAAAGCTGAACAACATCCTGTCGGTTGAAGAGTCTGACGTCATATTCAACGATGAGTCGGACAAGTTCTATACAGGCTATCCGCTGATGCAGGACTCATTCAGCGACTATAAGAACGCTGCAAGGGGCAAATGGCAACTGTATTGCGCATTTCCTTTTAAACGCTCTGTGGCGGTCACAACGCTGTCAAGCACCGATGCTGGTGGCGTGGTGGTCGGAAATAGCGATGCAACGTTCACATTCAACTATGCCGGCTCTTATCCGTCACGCCCTTTGCTCCGTGCGACATTCGCATCGAGAAAACAGAACGGTGACTATAACGAGGACGGAGACTGTGGATTCGTGGCATTTTTAGATCCACGCGAAAACATCATCCAGCTCGGCAATCCTGATGTAGTCGACGTGGATCAATATGCTAAGAACGGAACGCTTGCTAATAGCGAGTTCTCGGCGCTTACTGCGTGGACACCTACAAATGTTGTGACCGGGCAGATAACCGACACATACTGGAATAACGGCAGAGGGCAGACACAGCAATACGCAAAGCCGAGTGGCACGGCATCGCTCACAAGGAGCACACAGGGCGCGACTTATTTTGAATTTGATATCGTCCACAGGCTGTGTGTTTCAGCAGCAGGGCAGACGGGAACTTTTGAAGCGCTGACGCAGAACAACGGTACTACGGTAGTCGGATTCCGTATTATCAAAACGGGCAACGGCACGGCCGGCACTGTGCAGTACATACTTAACGGAAAGGTAGTCGGCACTGATTCAATCGACTTGTCCTATTACAACACGCATTTCGGGTATTGCAACAGGACGGCCGTTTATGCTCAACAGACTTATTACGTCACGGTAACAAAGACTGTAAAGAAGAAAAAGAAAAAGAAAAAGGTCAGCGTCAGAGAAAAGCGTGTGCGCACGGTGCGGACTGGATGGAGATACACACAATCCAACCTCAACAGTGGATGGACAAAAGACGGAGCGGTCGTAACGTTCTCAGTCGGCAATTTGCCTGACAGAACGTTCAAGGATTCGGACATTGAGAATACCGCCGGAATTGATATCGTTTTCAACTTCACGGGCTCGTTCCACACGAACGCTCTGCACTCGGCATCAATGATCGCAAAGGCGGGAGTCCCGTTCGCAGAGATCCCGAACGTTTTCACAGCCGGGGATGTGGTCGAGGCGGACTGCAACGACGCAAACGTGACGCTGTACAGGGCAGGGTCACTTGACGGACACCTTGAGCCACAGTACGGAGCACTCGGAAACGACTGGGAAGATTTTGTGATTCGTCCAGGACAGAACATCATCCGCGCAGTGTGGTCGGACTGGGTGAACACGGACTATAAACCATTGATACAAATCGTATTTAATGAGGTCTATATATGATCATTTACTTTTGCGACAGAGCAATGAACATACTCGGACAAGCCTCGACGGAGCTCCCGTCGGGGTATAGAGTGTCCGACGATTTGCTTGTTGAGGACGTGGAGAGCGGCGTCAATACGTTCGAGTGCACAATCACATGGACGGACGACACGCGCACAGAACTCAGCGACGCAATTATTGCGGGCAATTACATTCTAAAAAGCGGGAGCGAAGATAATAATTATAATTCGCTCTTTCAGATAGTCGAAACGGAGTCAGACACTAAGGATCAGACACTCCATCTTTATGCAGAGGATGCAGCTCTCGATTTGCTGAACACGCAGTGTGCGGGGATAACGTTGCAGAACAAAACGATAACGCAGATGCTCCGGCAGTTTCTCCCGAGCGACTGGTCAATCGTAACATGGGATGCACCGACGACAACACGCACGAACACATGGGATGGAGAGTCAACTTGTACAGAACGACTTCTTTCAGTCGTCAGTCTATGGGGCTGTGAGCTTTACTATTCTTTCAGAGTGGAGGGCTTGCAGGTCAAGGAGAAGATAGTCAACGTCGTGCAAAAGCGTGGGCTCCAGGAGGCTATTCCACAATTACGGCTCAATTATGACATTGACCGTATCGTGACGAAAACATCTATCACGGACCTTGTAACAGCGCTGAATGTAACAGGCGGAGAGGTCAACAACGCCCCGATCAACCTGAAGAACTACACATACTCGTACACGGATCCTGTTACGGGCGACGTGTACCAGGTCGACAAAACGACAGGACAGATGCGCAACATCACGGCGATGGAACGCTGGTCAAGCATGATTGATACGGACGGGCTTTGGGTCGGCGTGTATTCGTTCGACACAACAAGCCAGGCGGTGCTTGCTGGTGAAGCAAGGGCAGAGCTCCAAAAGCGGAGTGCGCCGTCTGTCAATTATGATGTGGACTTTGCGGTGTTGCCTGACGACGTTCAGATAGGCGATAGGGTAAACATCGTTGACGACGACGGGGAGCTTTACCTTGAAGCCCGTATTTTGAAGATTGAGACAAGTGAAGCAGACGATACAAAGACGGCAACGATAGGAGATTATCTGCTAAAAACATCGGGGATATCTGACAAGGTCCAGCAATTAGCGGCCGAGGTCGCCGCTTTAGGCGATCTTGAAGCTGCTTATACCTGGGTCGCTTACGCTGACGACTCAAGCGGTGCAGGCATCAGCCTTACTCCGGCGGGGAAGTCATACATCGGTATTGCGGTCAATAGGCCAACTCCGGCGGTAGACATAACGGACCCGTCCGTGTATAGCTGGCTCCCGTTGGAGGTCGACGCACAGGTCGCTCTGTCGTGTGAGATAACATCGTCGGCAGGAACATTGTTCTTGTCCGGCTACGTTGACACGACGCTCACGGCTCATGTGTACGCAAACGGCACAGAGCTTTCGGCATCGCAGATCGCAGATATCGGAGTTATAAGGTGGTACAACGCAGACGACCTTACGACCATACTCGCAACGGGGCAGACTTATTCCATATCGGCATCGCAAGAAATAACGGCCATAAACGTCAGGGCAAGATTGGAGGTGGATAATGCCTGATATCAAAGCACAAAACCAAACGGCCCTCGCATCGGTCAAGGCGAT